CCATTCTCTATCTTTTTCCGATAGTTTATCCCAATTCAACCATTGCCATATATGTAATTTCATATTAGGAACTAACATAGTAATCTCAGCACCTTTTGTACATATATTATACCAAGCTTTTAAAGTTCTTGTTGCCTGATCTCTTGTTAAATGTTCAAAGAAATGCCGTGAGTAAATGTTTTCTACTATGTTCGGCTCTATGTGTTTCTCTACTTCCCAAGCAGCACATACTATATCATCTTCTCTAATCTTTCGTATATCTACTTGTCTATATTCTTTTTTACGAGGGTTTTCCCCACCACCAAACTCTATGTTCATTATTCAATATCAACTTTTTTCATATTATTATATTCTTCAAACCAATCTTCAGAATAATCACAATCGTTATAGTGTTTGAAATAAGGTCCACCTTTTGTATAGTGTAAGTTCTTTACATCTGGTTTCTTATCATACTCACCTACTAACCAATTCCATTCTAAAGGTATGTCGCCAATTAAATTATCATCATCTATCCATTTAAATTGATGTAGTTGAGAACCTGTTGAAGTGTTTACAAAGTCACTAGTTAGTGTTGTACACTTTCTACAATTCATCAACATAAAACTAGACCAATTTTTTCTAGGATATATTGTTTGTTCTTGTCCTAAAAACTTTGTCTTTTCTTTTGGTACATAATCGTGTTTGGCAACTTGTACAGCATATCTATCGTCTCTCAATGCCCATAGTTCTGATATATCAGCTTTCATTAACATATCACAATCCATAAACAATGCCCAACCTGAATAGTCCATAAGTTTAGGTACAATAAATCTACTAAAAGAAAACTCTGTGGATTCTATTTTACTTCGTTCTCTACTAAATTCATATTTAATATTAGGTTGATATAGCGGAGTAATTCTAATAGGTCTTGTTGCGTTCCTTAAAATACTTTGTGATAAAACATGGTACGCAATCTTCTCGTTTCTATCGTATCCTATAAAAATATTAATCATTTAATTTCTCTTGTATATCTTGTTTAATTAAAAAAGTCCACATATCAGCGTCTTTGTGTATAACTTTAAAATCATAGTTAGTTGGTTGCACAAACATTTTATTTGTATCATCAAATCTACCTTCTTTTATTGTATCCATCCATATTATATAGTCAGCTTTAAAATCAGCTCTTGTTTGTTCTGTTGGACAAATAAAATCAGCTACCACATTTCTACCCTCATCAATAGCTTTTTGAGCATACGTTTTCATTCTATCCGCTTGTCTAGTTCTACCCTCTAATGAGAAATCCCAATCGTCAGCTTCTTTTCTAACTTCGTCTGCGTTTAACCACACAGCATTATATAATGGTACAAGTTTTTTTGCTAGTGTTGTCTTTCCACTGCCAGGTAATCCCATAATCAATATTTTTTTCTTAACCATTTGTTTGATTTACCCATTCTGGACTATTGTCCTTATATTTTCTTTTACCTTTTTTATGATCTATATAAGGATTAATTTCTTTATCTCTAGCTATGATATGACCACCATGTCCATCATTCTTATCTCGTTCTTTAACAGGAACAAGTTTTCTAGTATTATCAAATGCGTGGCAATCTGTTTTATTAGGTAGATTATATATTGTGTCTTTTGTATAATGACTTAAATATACATCAAAGAATTTTTTACTAATATCAAGTGTAGAATTAAAACCAATAACACCACATTCTGTGTAGTGACTTCTACCATAAAATGTAGTAAATGTATCGTCTGGAATAAAAGTATCCATAAAGTTGTTTGGTATCTCTTTCATAAAGATATTGTCTGCGTCTAACCACATAAACTTTTTACCTAGTTTACTTGCATGATATTGTGCGAATACTTTATGAGAAAATCTTACTGCGTTTTGTAAAAAATCACTGTCATCATTCCATATCTTATCTTTGTGTCTTTCTTTAAATGCAACTAACTCTGGCATCTCTTTTAGTATATTTACATAAGTTATACCAGCGTAATTAGGATATTGATAATCTTCTTCTACATAACAAACCATTTTGATTGTTTGTTTTGTTTCAGCATATGTTTGTAAAAATTTATGTGCGTAATCATCATACAATCTCTTATTAAATGTAGTGATTAAAAATTTATCTTCGTCTGTCCAGATTAACTTTTCCATCTTCTCAAATCTTCTGTAATCATATCTTTCACCATACTCTCTAATGTATGTTTAGGTTTCCAATTTAATACTTTTCTTGCCTTTGTATTATCACCAACAAGTAAATCTACATCTGCTGGTCTAAAAAATTTAGGATTTGTTTTGATTATATGTTCTCTAGTATGTGTATCAATTACTTCGTGTCCATTAAATTCATAAGCTAGATTTAATTCATCTAAACATAATGTAATAAAATCTCTAATCATTACTGTTCTACCAGTAGCAATAACAAAGTCATCTGGCGTATCTTGTTGTAACATTAACCACATTGCTTCAACATAATCTTCAGCGTGACCCCAATCTCTATATGTTTCTATATTACCAAGTTCTAATAATTTACCTGTCTTTGTATATTCTACTAAACCTTTTGTAATTTTTCTTGTAACAAATTCTTCGCCTCTCATTGGACTTTCGTGGTTAAACAAAATACCACTACACGCAAATAGATTATAACTCTCTCTATAATTAACAGTCATATAGTGAGAATAACATTTAGCAACACCATATGGACTTCTAGGATAAAATCTTGTTGTTTCTGTTTGTGGAGTTTCTTGTACCTTACCAAACATCTCTGATGTTGAGGCTTGATAAAATTTAACCTTTGGATATTTGTTTCTTATTACTTCTAATATGTTTAGAACACCTAACGCATTTGCTATTGTGGTTACTTGTGGTTGTTCAAATGATAGTCCAACAAATGATTGAGCCGCTAAATTATAAAACTCATCTGGTTGTACTTTGTCAATAGTCTTTTCTATATTGTAGGGTTCTCCTAAATCAAAGTCAACAAATTCTATTTGATCTGTTATCCCTAGTTCATCTAAACGCCAGTGTTTAAGGCCTGTATTACGCCTCTGAGCGCCGTACACCTTGTACCCTTTTGATAGTAATAGTTTCGCTAGATAACTTCCGTCTTGTCCTGTAATTCCTGTTATAATCGCTTTCTTCATAATTCACTACCTACTTTCGCTATATAATAACTATCTACAATATCGGTAACTGGATTGTTTAATTTCCCCATATCAAATAGTTTTATCAAATCAACTCCAGTGTGTTTCGTAAAACTTTCGTACATATATTGTTTATCAGCATTTCCTTTACCTGACGCATACTTCTTAACAACACTAGGAACAACTGTGTCATATAATAATGTAGGAGATACTTGTAATCTATATTTGAGAATACCACAGTTCTCTGCGATCTGAAATACTGCTTGACCTTTAGAGCCAAACGAGTAACCTTCGATATAAATTTGTGCTGTGTCTTGTTTGTATTTGTGGATAATATCCAACGCCCAAGTAGAAATATTAGAAAATCTTTCAATAGGAGTATTGTATTCTTTATGTTCATAACCAAATATGTTTTTACCAAATTGTCCAATATGTTTCTTCTTACTTGTTAGGAAGTGAAAAGAACATTTATTAAAATCAAAATCATCTTCTGCTATACAAATAGCAGGACTATTCAAACTATAATCAATTCCAACTATCGTCTTCGGTTTCGTTTGTCCAGATTGTTTGTTCACCTTCATCTTCTCCAACTTCCTCGACTTCGTGTCCACAGAATGGACAGGTTAATGGCTCAAGGTCTTGTACCTCAATGTCCCATTGTACCAAGTATTTAGTCTCGCAACTAGAGCAGGTTTTTTCTCTTTTTTCAATCATTATAGTTTAAATTTTTTAAATTGATCTTTCTTTACGTCTTGTTTTATTCCACCAATAACATAACTTTCTATTTCAGTTTCTTGTGGAGCATTTTGGGTACCTCTACTGTTTAACCAATGATCTGTCCATGGTAATGGATTAGACTTTTGATCGTACACAGGAGTTAAACCAATCGCTTTCATTCTTCTGTTAGCGGTATACTCTACAAACTGGTGTAATAATTTTTCTGACAATCCGATCATAGAACCTTTTGAAAATAGATATGTTGCCCAACGTTTTTCTTGTCCAACTGCGTCATCATACATTTGGTACGTTTCTTTTTCAGTATCTTTGATAACTTTGTCCATTATCTTATCTCGTTCTATATCTCTATAATTGTTTATAATTCTTTGCGAAACTGCTAGATGTTGACTTTCGTCCCTAGCGATAAAAGAAATAATCTTTGCTGATCCTTCTAATAATTTAAGTTCACCAAAAGCAAAACTACAAGCAAACGATACATAAAATCTTAATCCTTCTAGTATGTTTACTGTAATCAAAGCTTTCCATAATTTTTTCTTTAGTTCATACTCATCAACTTTACTCTTATCTAAATGCCATTTATGACCTGTAAGTATTAGATCATCATAACATTCAGTAACTGATTTAGCTCTTTTCTCAATCTTCTCATCTTTAAGAATAGTATCAAATACTTCACTCGGATCAGAATACAAATTCTTAATAATGTATGTATAAGACCTACTATGGATTGTTTCCATAAAGTCCCAAGTTACTATACAGCCTTCTAATTCTGGTAATGAACAAAATGGTAAGAATGCCAAACATGGACCACGACCTTGTACACTATCTAACATAGTTTGATACTTTAAGTTAGAAGTAAATATATCTTTTTGTTCTGGTCTTAATTCTTGGTAATCGTTTCTATCTTTTTGTAAAGACACTTCTTCTGGTCTCCAAAAATAACCAAGTTGTTGTTGAGTTAGCTTATCAAAGATAGGATATTTCATTGAATCATATCTCTGTACACCCAAGTCTTCACCGAAGAACATTGGTTGTTTTAAAAAGTTTACACTTTTACTCTTATTAAAAACTGACTTTGACATTATTCTATTTATCCCTTATTTATATTGTACAAGAATCGCAGTAATCATCATACTCCGCATCTGTTCCTTTAAACTCGTCTCTTGCTACGGCTTTATCCCCCTCAGGTACATTATCTACAAACCCAATAGGGTGGGCTGGTTCGTCAATATCTTTCTTAGCGTCATATGTATTTTGATAATAAGAAGTCTTCCAACCTAATCTATATGTCGTTAATAAGTCTTGTGCCATTACTGACAATGGTACTTGGTTTTCTTCAAAGTGATCTGGATTGTACGACCAGTTACCGCTTATTGCTTGGTCAAAATACTTCTGCATTACAGCTACTACATTGATATAACCTTCGTTTGATTTCATATCCCATAGTAAAGTATATTTACCTTTTAATTTTTTGTAGTCAGGTACCACTTGTTTCAATGGACCTTTCTTACTTTTCTTAACACTTAAATAATCTCTAGGTGGTTCAATGCCGTTAGTAGCATTAGAAACCACACTAGAAGATTCTGATGGCATTTGAGCAGAGAGTGTGCTATGTCTTAATCCATGCTCTTTAATTTCTTTCCTAATCCACTCCCAATCATAAGATAGATTTCTGGTCACAACCTCATCTACCTCCTTCTTGTAAGTGTCTATTGGTAAGATACCATCAGAATATTTTGTTCTATTAAAGTATTCACAAGGACCTTTTTCTTTTGCTAGATCATTACTTGCTTTTAATAGATAAAATTGAAACGCCTCTGTTAATTTATCAACTTGACGCCAACCTAATTTTTGTTCATAAGAATATCCTTGTTTTGCTAGATAGTGGGCAAGACCAATGTAACCTATACCTAAACTTCTTCTAGCCTTTGTAGATATTTCTGCTGCCATTACCGGATACTTTTGATGATCTATTATTTCATCTAAACTTCTAACAGCTAGATCGCATAATTCTTCTAGTTCATTCAATTCCTCTATCTTTCCAACATTGACTGCTGATAAAATACAAAGTGCTATTTCACCTTCGCCATCTATGTGTTGAATTGGATCAGTAGGAAGTGTGATCTCTTGGCATAAATTTGACATTCTAATAATATCTTTAAATGACGAGTGAGAGTTACAGTGATCTATATTCATTATATAAATTCTACCTGTTTCTGCTCTTTCTTTTAGAATAGCAAAAAACAATTCTTGCGCACTTACTTTCTTTTTCTTAATACTAATTTTTCTTTCTGCTTTTAAATACAGATCGTCAAACTCTGGTGTACCCCAAGCTTCATATAGCTCTGGTACTTCATGTGGTGAGAATAAAGTTATTTCTTCTTCTTGTATAAATCTTTCGTAAAATAGTTTTGATAATTGAATTGAATAATCTAATTTTCTAACTCTATTATCTTCACTACCTTTGTTGTTCTTTAAAACAATAATGTCTTCTATCTCTTGGTGCCAAATAGGGAAGTGAACAGTAGCTGAACCACCTCGTACTCCGTTTTGAGTACAGCACTTAACTGTTGCTTCAAATTTTTTAAGGAAAGGAATAACTCCGGTGTGTTGTACTTCACCTCCTCGTATCCTCGCATTGATGCCTCGTATTCTACCAGCGTTAATACCAATTCCAGCCCTTTGCGCAACGTAACGTCCAATAGCCATATCACTAGAAAAAATACTAGGTAAAGTATCATCAGTGTCAACGAGAACACAACTTGCATACTGTTTAAGAGGAGTTCTGACACCCGCCATAACTGGTGTAGGAATATTGATTTTAAATTGCGAAATTGCGTCATAATATTTTTTAACATAAGTCATTCTCTTTTCTTTTGGATAATCAGCAAACATTGTGGCACTGATTAACATATACATAAATTGCGGAGTTTCAAATACATCGCCACTTGATCTATCTTGTACTAAATATTTGTCTATTACTTGTCTTAACCCAGCGTATGTGAAAGTGTAATCTCTTTCGTGGGTAATCCAATTTTCCATTCTATCAAAATCTTTTCTTTGATACTTTTCTAAAATTTGTTTATCGTAAACACCTTTATCTACAGCTGTCTTAACATGGTCAAATATATGTGGGTGGTCCCAAAGTCTTCCAATGACTTGTTTTCTCAATCCGTAAAGTAATAATCTTGCCGCAACATATTGATAGTTAGGATTATCTAAAGAAATTAAATCTGCTGCTGATTTGATAAGGATATGTTGAATATCATCTGTTGTAATGCCATCAGTAAATTGAAGGCCACTAGTCATTTCTACTTGGGAAGATGATACACCACTTATATCTTCACATGCATACTCAACCATTTCATGTATCTTTTCAATGTTTAATGGCTCTTTTCCACGACCACCACGTTTTACAACATTTAATATTTCAACCATTTGTATCCCCCTATACCTTTTTATATTCGTTTAATTTTGTTAATGCAGAAAGCTTTGAGTAAGTATTCTTATTTAGAATATCATACAATTCACTCTTTGTCAACCCTGCGATAATCATATCGTTAATGTCTTTATGTCGCAGATCTGTTGGCCATATGACCAAGTTGTAATCTTGTTCCACCACACTATACATTCTTTTTATAATCTCTTTATTTCTCGGTTCGTTGTCAAATATATATGTAACTTCTTCGTTCTTAATTTTGTTTTTTAGAATTAAATCTGCGCCAGCAGCAGCCAGACAATTATCAACAAATAAACTATCAATCGGACCTTCCGTGATGTATACCTGACGTTGAAAATTGATTCTTTCCAGACCGTAAACTTTTTGCTTATTTTCATCTAGTTTTACCGTTAGATACTTGGGTTGTTCTTTTCCAAAAGCACGACCTTGAAAAGCAAATAACTTTCCTGTCGTATCATAAAATGGTATTACTAACCTAGGGTGATCTTTTTCTCCATAGGTTCCTGGTTTCACTTTATTAACTAACGCACCAAACTTTTCACAGAAGAATAACTTGTCAAAAAATTCACTAGGTATTTTTCTATTTAAAACGTATTGTTTGGCTGGGTGTTTATCATCTAATTGTTTTATACTTTTCAAATCGTCAAGTATAGTTCGATCTTCAAACACTGGTTTAAAATCAAACTGAGGCTTCGGTGTCGCTGGAGCCCCTTTCTTATATCTTTCTAAAAGGTATTCAGAATATAATTTTGGGTCTAAATGTTTAATAAAGTTTGCCAAGTTTTGACCCCTACTACAATTATGGCACTTGAAGAACATATCGTTTTTTACTCGATACAAGTATGCTCTTGTTTTTAATTTTGATTTTTTCGAATCGCCACAATGAGGACATCTGAAATTAAACAGATAATCATTCTTCTGTTTAAATCCCCCTAAACGACTCTTTAAATTAGAGATAAATTTTAAATCTATATAACTTGACATAACACACCCTTAATATATCACAACTAATCAAAAAAGTCAACCCTAATTTGCGGCCATCATGTGTATTATTGGCATGAAGTTCTTTGATAAAACCCACCCTAATACAATTGCTCCACCTAGGATAAGGTATCTATACTTTTCTAAAACACCGACTCTAGCGTTTATGTCATTCTTTAGTGACTTAATTTCAATGAGTAATCTTTTTTCACTT